ATGGTTAGCTTGCAATCAATTGTACTTAATTCCAAAGCATCGGAAAGAAGTGATGAAATTATGACGCGAGAGCAGCTTGAAGATTATCCAAACATTGTTGCAGAGATTGCAGACCTGCAGGAATATTTACATACTGTTGTCGGCGACACCGTGCAGGACGGCAGCAGTGGTTATCCGCACCCAATTCTGATTCGTGGCTTACCGGCAGGTGATGCCGAGCGACGACGGATTAAGACACTGACCGCGCAGAAAGCCGAGATTGAGCAGTTTGTGGATGGATTACCGACAGCCAAAGAACGTCGGGTGTTTCGATACCGAGTAATGGACGGGTTCACTTGGGGAACGATTGCCGCGAAGATGGGGTATCGGTATTCTGTTGACGGTGTGAAGAAGATTTACTATCGGCAATTAAAAAAGATTGTGTAAGTGTCCTTTTTGTCCCCTTTGTCCCTTTTGTCCCGATATACTGAATAATAGAGAGTTCAGAAGCAGGATTCTCATGGGTTCATTTTCGCAATCCTCCTTTCATTCGCCGCCGTGTCGGGATGATGCCGCGGTACCTATGCCAGCAAGGCCGCATGAGGCTGAATCGACTCTCCTAAATACTTTTTTGGCAGCCGGAACAGACGGCACAAACCCGACAGCGTGATTGCTGCCGGGTTTTCATTTGACAAATCATATTCTGTATGCTATACTAATTAAGTTGGAAATATTCAACAAGCCTATCTTTTCGTGCCAAACCGAAGGCTTAAATTCGGCGTTGAAGTCATTTATGAACTGTTCCAAAGGCCAATCAACAAAAGCAGGTATAGCAGTCGATAACCCGGGCGTTACACGGGACCAAAAATATTATTGGGCATCCACATTGGTGGGTGCCTTTTTCGCATTCAAATTTTTATGGGAATAGCCTGAAAAGGCTAATTTCTGCATACCGTTTGCAAGGATGATTGAAATAGTTGGCAGACGTTGTGAAATTTGGGCGGTAATTTTGTCGCATATTTCACAAATATACAATATTTCCTTTTAAAATGCTGATTTCTGGATTATACTGGAGAAAAGTATTTTGAAGAGGAGAATAATTGTGAGTAAGCAAGTAATGTTTTATACCATTGCCTTTGAGGATAAAGATGAAAAACCGATTGATTGTTCAATAATGGAATTTTTTGAGAATATTGAAAGCTGCTTCTTGGAAACAGTGAACGAAGATCTACTTATTCGTGAAATAGGGGGCAAAACAGTTAGGCTATTTCCTTTTTTTCGGAACATGGATTCGAATCAATTAGTAATTCCTTTAGGAAAGCTTAAAGATACAAACAAACCGTACGGCTATAATAAAGACGAAAAAAAATTACAGCCGTTAACTATGGATATGTTTGATATAACTTCTATCGCTTATGATAAAACATGGAACATACTCATGATGACAGTAAATCAGCAAGGACCTAGATTACAAACAATAATAGATTATTTTAATTCTTTCATCCCTGACAATTATGCTTACAAGGTAATGATTAGACCGATATTTTACAACAATGGGCTAGATGAAGTTCGAAATGCACCTTTAGTAAGAGACGTAACATTCAAATTAAATCTATCAAAATCAGTAACTAAATTTTATCAAAATGAAATTGACGAAAACCAAGTCACTTCTCTTACAAAATCTATGAAGTCATTAATTGGGCATGCTAAAAATGATAGCGGTGCTAAAGGGCTAATCTTGACAATGAATTTAGGGGATTCTAGGAAAGGTGAAGATACCTTAGACACCAGAAGCATTCTTAGTCTGCTGGATTCCATAAATATTGATGAGCAGTTTGTAGATGAAATAACTGTCTATTATAAAGATGGAAAATCCGTCCCCATCAGTAGAGCTAAGCTAAAGAATTCTTCAGTTATAGTTTATCACAACTTTAGCTTAAGGGAAAATCAAATATCCCCAGAATTTTTTGTTAACCACATGAGTGAGGCAATTTCAAGTCAAGGTCGAAGATTTAATGGAGCACTTGAAAAATATCTTAAGATTTTTCTACCTAACGAGGAATATGACTTTGAATTAGTAAAAAACTATCTTCCTGACAATTTGCATAATAGAGGTGAGGAGAATGATGGTGAAGAAATATCAAAACAATCAGGAATCAACATGGAAGATCATACGACTAAATCTGAGAACTGAACTAATATGCATATTAGTGGCGGTTTTGGTTGGAATAGTGTCTTCGTTTGTCCCAGCTTTTTCGAATTATTTATTCCCACTTTTGAAAAATTATTTATCTGATTCTCGAATAGATAACCTTTCAGATTTCTTTTCAATCACAAGTGGAATATATATCGCGGTAATCACTATTGTTGCGACTTCGGTAATCGGGGTAAGTAAAGATTTGCTGGGGCGTAATCTTGATCGACCGATGATTCATGTGTTTACAGTTGGACTATCCGAGGGATTGCTAACAGTTGGAATTTCAATTTTTATTCCGAGGGAAATGCCATACTATTATTTAATTCTTGCTACCTTGATATTAATCTCAATCATTTCGTTGATAAAATTTATAAGGTTGCTTGTGCTGATGTTTGAGGCTAACATGAACAAAATGACTGAAGACATCGTAAAAAAAGAGTCCGCTGAAGGAGATATTCTTTATTATTTAAAAATATTATCCCAGCATAAAAATAACAATCCAAATTCAAAATAACGTTTTCAAGCGCCCCGCCCCCACGGCAGGCGCTATTTTTATGGGGTTTTTAGGCATCGTATACATTTTGGTACGATGCCACTTTTATACCCAAAAGGAGCTGATCACATGGTACAGGTCTGGCCGCCGGGCGAAAGTCGCCTGCTGGGTGGTGGTCCGTAGTGGCGAAAGGAAAATATCAGAAGTGGCTGACGCCGGAAAGTTTGACGTTGCTGCAAGGCTGGGCAAGAGACGGCCTGACAGATGAACAGATAGCGCATAACATGGGAATTTCTCCTTCAACTTTGTATGCATGGAGGACTGCACATCCGGAGATTTCGGAGGCCCTAAAAAAGGGCAAAGATGTAGCCGATTATGAGGTGGAAAGCGCTTTGTTTAAACGTGCCACCGGTTTTCAGTATGATGAAGTAACACTGGAAGGCGGTATTGAGACCAAACGCGTTACAAAGATGGTTGCCCCTGATACTGGCGCTGCTGCCATGTGGCTGAAGAACCGTCGGCCGGACAAATGGCGCGACCATCCGGTAGACACACAGACTGACCATGCAGAAAACAACCTGCTGGAGCAGATTAAAGCAAGCGCAAAGGCAGTTGATGCAAAATGCAGTACGGACGATTCGGACAAAAGCAGCTGATTACATTGGAATGGTGGCAGCTGCCGCAGTACGCCGGATATGATGCACTGATTTGTGACGGTTCCATCCGTTCAGGGAAAACTTTATCGATGGCTGCTGGCTTTGTTATGTGGAGCATGACACAGTTCAGCGGTCAAAATTTTGCCATCTGCGGCAAAACCATAGAGTCCCTGCGGCGCAATGTTATTCTGCAAATGGCACACTGGCTGGAAGGCTTGTTCAAAGTTGAGGAGCGGCGCAGTGAAAATAAGCTGATTATTTCGACCGGCGGACACACGAACAGCTATTTCATGTTTGGTGGACGGGATGAAAGTTCTTATATGCTGATCCAGGGCATGACGCTTGCCGGTGTGCTCTTTGATGAAGTGGCGTTGATGCCGCGCAGCTTCGTGGAACAGGCTCTTGCCCGATGCAGCGTTCCGGGCAGCCGCTTTTGGTTCAACTGCAACCCGGAATCCCCAGCACATTGGTTCTATCTGGAATGGGTGCAGCAGGCGCAGAAAAAGAATGCCCTGCATTTGCATTTCACGATGAACGACAACTTGACGCTGGCGCCGGAAGTTCGCAAACGCTATGAAGCTATGTATTCGGGTGTGTTTTATGACCGTTACATAAAAGGCGAGTGGGTGGTGGCCGAAGGTCTGATTTATCCGGAGCAGGCCAATGGGCAGGGAATTGTGCCGAGCAAGCCGCGTGACTATGTGCAGTATTATATATCCTGCGATTATGGCACGCTGAACCCTTGCAGCATGGGACTGTGGGGGCTGTATAAAGGCGTCTGGTACCGTTGTGACGAGTATTATTACAGCGGCCGTGACACGCAGCAGCAGCGCACAGACGAAGAGTATTACACAGCATTGGAACATCTTGCAGGCAGTCGAAAAATACAGGCGGTCGTGATTGACCCATCGGCAGCGTCGTTTATTACTTGCATCCGCAGGCACAACCGGTTTTATGTCCGGCCAGCAAATAACGATGTGCTGAACGGCATCCGCCGCATTGCCGCAGCATTCCACGATGGAAAAATTGCCGTCTGCGAGAACTGCTCCGGTGCGATTACAGAATTCAAGTCCTACCGCTGGGACGATAAAAAGGCGGAGGACAAGCCAATCAAGGAAAACGACCATGCAATGGACGACATCCGGTATTTCGTGAACACTGTTTTGCAAGGTCCGACTTTCAGTTTTGAGTAAAAGAGGTGAGAGACACGTATTTTTTTCAGGGGGAAACCGAAACAACGCACATCAATGGCATTGTGCAGGCCGGTGCAGCCAGCCGCATGAGTGACCGGCAGTTCCTTGCCCGCCAAATTCAGCAGTGGAAACAGTCGCCGCAGCGTCGAATGCAGATTGCCGGTATCAGGTACCAGCACGGCGAGCAGGACATTCTGCACCACCAGCGCACGGCCATCGGTAAGGATGGCAAGTTGGCGATTGTATATAACCTGCCGAATGCGCGGATTGTGGATAACCAGTACGCCCGCATGGTGGCGCAAAAGACGGATTACCTGCTGGGCAAGCCGCCGACCTTTGACAGTGAGGATAAGCAATACACGGAAACCCTGCAAACCGTGTTCGGTGCGGCATTCCTGCGGCAGCTGCGGCTGCTGGGCGAGGATGCGCTAAACGGTGGCATTGGCTGGCTTATGCCGTACTATGACGAGCAGGGCAGCCTTGCCTTTCGCCGGTTTGAGCCGTATCAGATTTTACCGTTCTGGCAGGATGGCGAACACACAAAAATGGATGCTTCCATCTATCTTTATGAAGTCGAAAGTTACGAGGGCGAAACCGAGAAGATAGTGGAGCATGTGGAAGCATTCACGCCGGACGGCATTGATTATTTTGTGTATCAAGATGGCGCTCTGACGCCGGAAGAACCGTGGCATACACCGTATGTGACGCTGGGCCAGCAAGCGCTGAACTGGTCACAGATTCCGCTTGTACCGTGGAAAGCGAATGCGGCAGAGATTTCATTGATTCGCCGGGTGAAGCCGTTGCAGGATGCAATCAATCTCATGGAATCAGCGTTTGAAAACGGGATGCTGGAAGATCCGCGCAACACAATTCTGGTGGTTGTCAACTATGATGGCACGGACCTTGGTGAGCTGCGGCGCAACCTTGCAACCTATGGTGCGGTTAAGGTACGCAACGACAGTGGCAGTCCCGGCGGCGGTGTCAGCACGCTGAACGTGGAACTGAACGCCGAGAATTACAAAACAATCCTTTCTTTGTTCAAGCAGGCGCTGATAGAAAACGCACGCGGCTATGATGCCAAAGACGACCGGCTTTCCGGTAATCCGAACCAGATGAATATCCAGAGTATGTATAGCGATATTGACCTGGACGCGAACGCGATGGAAACCGAATTTCAGGCGTCGTTTGAGCAATTGCTTTGGTTTGTGAACGCCCACCTTGCAAACAGCGGGGTGGGTAATTTTGACGGCACACCAGTAAAAATCACGTTCAACCGCAATGTGCTGATTAACCAGTCCGACATCATCCAGCAGTGCAAGGACAGCGTGGGCATTGTTTCCGACCGCACGATTTTGGCACACCATCCGTTTGTGGATGATGTGGACAAAGAAGTTGAACAGCTCAAAGAGCAGAAGCAGGCGGATATGCAGCTGTACGGTGGTGGAACGTTTCCGCAGCACGATGACAGCGGCGGGCAGCAGGTGAGCAACCATGAAGAACAGTGAATACTGGGCGCAGCGTATGGCTGCCCTCATGGATGCGGAAATGCACAAGGCTGATACCTACGGCACGGACGTTGCAACGGCGTACCGCAAGGCGGCAAAGTCTTTGCAGGCCGACATTGAACGCTGGTATGCCAAGTTTGCGGATAATAACGGCATCAGCATGGCCGAAGCCCGCAAAATGCTACAAAAAGACGAATTGGAGGAATTCCAGTGGACGGTACAGGAATACATCAAGCACGGCGAGGAAAACGGCATTTCTGCTGATTGGGAAAAGCAGCTTGTCAATGCGTCCTCCCGCGTGCATATCAGCCGCTACGAGGCGTTGAAATTGCAGTGCTACCAACATGCCTATGAAGCATCTGGTAGCCTGCTGGACGGTCTGCGGCTGCTGCTCCAAAAGATTTACACATCCATGTATTATCACACTGCATACGAAGTGCAGAAAGGTGTCGGGCATGGTTCGCCATTCGCCAAAGTTGACACGGCACAGGTGGAAAAAGCGCTGTCCAAGCCGTGGGCGGCGGATGGCAGTGATTTCAGCGAACGCATCTGGAAAAACCGCGCGCAGTTGGTGCAGGAGTTGGATGCGGGGTTGACACAGGGCATTATACGCGGCGACCCGCCAGACAATTTGACAAAGCACTTGTCTGACCGCTTTGGCGTGTCTGAGAACCGTGCACAAACGCTGGTGCAGACGGAATCCGCGCACTTTGCAAATCAAGCGCAGTCCGATAATTTCAAGGAACTTGGCGTTGCAAAGTATGAGGTTGTTGCCGCACTGGACAAAAGCACCTGCTATATTTGCGGCGACATGGACGGACAGCAGTTCCCCTTATCAGAAGAAAAACCGGGTGTCAATGCGCCGTTGTTTCATGCCCGCTGCCGCTGCTGCAAAGCACCGGTGGTGGAGGACGAAACGCCCGGTGGGGAGCGTGTTGCCCGTGGAGAGGACGGCAAAACCTACTATGTGCCGGAAGATATGACCTATAAGGAATGGGCGGAGCAGCACGGAGATGAAAGTAAAAAGAGTGTTGCCAATGCTGAAAACGATGGTATAATAAAAGCAGTAAGTGGCGGCAGAATAACCAACCCTTATGGAAAAGCTGCAACTGCTCATGCTGAACGCTATTATGGACTTGTAAGAAGTATGAAGACGGACGTTTCACGCATTGCCAAAAGCACAGGGCTTCCAGAAGATGATATACAGCGAATTAAGAACTTTATTTTTCTTGAAAAACATGACTTAGGGCATGGGCAACCGGAATACTTTGCTCCAGACTTTGCAATGGCTCAGTCTTGGCAAAGGCTGATTGGCGGAAAAGCAAAACCACACGATTTAACGTTGTTGCGCCACGAAACACTAGAAAACAAACTTATGGACACCGGGATGTCGCAGAGTGAGGCACACATTCAGGCAAGTAAAAAATATAATTACACAAAGGAAAGTGATGATTACTATGGTGCGCTTAAAAAACATAACAATAAATAACCGTACAGCAGAAGCTGATTTTATACCGGAAGATAGTAATCAGCACGGTCATGTTGTTGTAGACCTCTCTACGGAGGAAATATTAAGCTGTGAAGAAGTTGAGGGATATGGAATGTCCTATCCGGGCCATGCCGCTGCCAAACTTGTTGACCTTGCAAAAGAACACAGCCAAGAAAAAGAATGCATGGTAATGTGGTACTAAGCCGCCCGGTACACGCCCGGCGGTATTTTTACGCTCAATTTTAGTAAACGGAGGTTGAAAAGTGAAAGCAATTTTGTTTTTCTATCTTTTAGGCTGGCAGATTCCAACATGGGCTATTTGCTTTTGGCTATTGTGGTCTGTGCTGGCAGTTAGTATCTTTATTGCAGCATTCAAAAGGTTTCAACATCGTAAAAAATAATTTCAGAAGCAGGCAGCCGTTTGGCTGCTTTTTTCATACCAATTTTACAGGAGGTAAAACATGACAAAAGAACAGGCAAAGGCACTTGGCCTTGATGATGCGGCAGCTGAAAAAGTCGCTGCTGAATCTGCCAGGGAGCTGAAAGAGTACGTCAAGAAGTCGGATTATGACGCTGCAAATGCAGCAAAGGCACAGCTTGAAAAAGACGTTGCTACCCGCGATACCCAGATTGAACAACTGAAAAAGTCCGACCCGGAGAAGCTGCAGCAGACCATTGACAAACTGCAAGAGGACAACACCAACAATAAAGCTGCCTATGAAAAGCAGCTAAAAGCACAAAAGGTGGACAGTGCCGTGCAGCTGGCGCTTGCAAGTTCGGGCGCGCTGAACGCCAAGGCTGTGCGTGCTCTGCTGGATGTGGACACCGAAAAAGCCGAGTTTGCAGAGGACGGCACCCTGAAAGGCTTGTCCGATCAAATCAAAAAGCTGCAGGGCGCCGAGGACAGCAAAATGCTGTTTAAGGCAGCAGACTCAAAACCGGTGCTTAAGGGGTTCAAGCCCGCCGAGGGAAGCGATAAAACGCCGGAAGCAGGCGGTATGAATGATTTCTTCGGCGCTTTTGAAAAGGGTGCCGGAATCGTGGAAAACACAAGTGGAGGTAAAGAATAATGGCAAATTCAATTGAATTCGCGAAACGGTTTATGCCGTCTATCGACAAAATCTATAAGGGCGCGTCCGTTACGCAGGGCATGGATGCCGCCAGCCAGCCGGATTTTACCGGCGTTGACGAGGTGAAAGTGCTCAAAGTCAGTACCACGGGCCTTGGTGATTACAGCCGTCAGAATGGTTATCCGAAGGGCGACATCACCGCCGCATGGGAAACCATGAAGCTGACCGAGGAGCGCGGCAAGGAAATCAGCATTGACCGTCTGGACAATGAACAGACGCTGGGTTTGACTTTCGGCGCGGTGACCGGTGATTTTATGCGCACACAGGTTATTCCGGAACTGGATGCTTACCGCTTTGCAAAGTACGCCAGTGCATCCGGCGTGCAGAAAGCAGCCGCCGCGGCGCTGACAAAAGACACTATCCTTGCAGCAATTGATGAAGCCAGCCGAGCCATGGATGAAAAGGAAGTGCCGGGTGAGGGACGTGTGCTGTACATCAACAGTGACCTGAAGCCACTGCTGAATCAGGCGGTTGCCCGCCAGTGGGGCAGCGACAATGGCATTTCTAACCAGCTTGCCGGGTACAACGGCATGAGCATTGTGTATGTGCCGAAAACGCGCTTTTACTCCGGCCTGACCATGAACGACGGTTCTACCAACTGGGGCTATGCAAAGGGCACCGGCGCGGCGGACATCAACTTTATGATGATCTACCCGCAGGCAATTTTCCAGGTAGTCAAGTTCAGCCTGCCCAAGGTCTTTACGCCAGATGAAAACCAGACGAAAGATGCATGGCTGTTCCAGTTCCGCGAATACCACGATGCTTTCGTATATGAAAACAAGGCAGACGGCGTGTACGTCCATGCAAAGCCAACAGCCTGATAGGAGGAGGCAGTAAACAATGAAAATCAAACTGGGCGGAATTGCCCGCAATATTGATGAAAAGCACTTGCAGGTATACAAAGACAAGGGCTATGAAGTGGTGGAGGAGCCTACTGCCCCAGTACTGGAGCCGCCGGAAGTGCCGAAGGAACCTGCCGACCCTGACGCGGGCAGCAAAAAGGCAGCAAAATGACCGCCGTGCTGGAGGACGTAAAAGCCCGCCTTGCAATGTTGGGTTACATGGTGCAGCCGGAAGATGCATGGGCGCTTAATTACTGCATCGACCGGGCAGGGCAGATTATTTGTGATGCCTGTAATCTTGACGCGGTCCCGGACGGCTTACATGATGCACAGGTTGACCGCGCCTGTGGAGAGTTTTTGCAGGCGAAGTATTCGACCGGAAAGCTAAGCGAGGAAACTGCGCAGGCGGCGGTGCAGTCCATTAAAGAGGGCGACACCACGGTGCAGCTCTCCACCGGCAGCAGCCTAACGCAGCGCATGGCGGCGGTGATTGCCACTTTGCAAAAGGCGGGCGAAAACGAATTTGTAAAATATAGAAAGCTGGTGTGGTAATGAGCATGGTGGACACAATCCGGGCAGCGCTGGGGACGCTGTACACTGGCAAGTGTGATGTAATCGAGCACCGCCCTGTGAAAGATGGTCACATTACACGCAGCGAAGAAATAACGGTGTTGACCGACCAGCCATGCAGACTATCCTTTGACTCTATCCCTGCCGCGGATAATGCAGACGGCGGCGGTGCGGCGCTAACGCAGGTCACAAAGCTGTTTTTGCCGCCGGGTGTCAGTATTAGACCTGGCAGCAAAATAACCGTGACACAGAACGGCCAAACAACGGCTTACAGCCAAAGCGGACAGCCTGCTGTGTACGAGAGCCACATAGAAATCACGCTGCAGCTGTTCAAGAGGTGGGCATGATGGGCGGCAGCGTTGAATTTGACTTCCACGAATTTGAGAATTTCGCGGCGCGCTTCCAGCAAATGGCGGATGGTCTGGACGGCTTTTGTACACAAATGGCAAAACAACTGGCGGCGGAACTGCTGCGCAAGTGCATCAAACGCACACCGGTAGATACGGGCAAGCTAAAGGAAAATTGGCGTACTTCTGCGGTCGAAAAAGTCGGCGATGCTTATACGGTCGAGGTATCAAATGAAACCTTATATGCTTCTTATGTGGAATACGGTCATCGTACTGCTCACTCAAAAGGACAAATATCTTTAAAGCGTGCAAAATCTACGGGGCAGCGCTGGGTGCCCGGCAAGTTTATGATGACAATATCTGCGCAGGAAGTTCAAAACAGCATGGAAGCAAAAATTGAGCGTGCGCTGGCAAAGTATATGGAGCAGATGTTAGATGGTAAATGACATTATACAGGGCATTGCGGCTGCTGTTACAGCGGTCAGAAATGTAGAATTTTACGACAGCGAAGCAGAGCAGGACTTTGACCCGCCCTGCTTTTTTGTGCAGACTTTGGAATTCAGCCAGACGCCGGAGCCAAATGCCAGGCAGCGGTGGATGCAGCCGTTTGATGTGCTCTATTTTCCGGCAGAGGACGAGAATCGCCCGGAACTGTACGAATATGCGGAGCAGCTGGTGCAGGCGCTGAACATTATCACACTGCCCAGTGGCCGCAAGCTGCATGGCAGCAGCATTCGGTATCAGATACAGGGCGGGAACTTGCACGTTTTTGTGTCCTACAATGTGCTGCTGGCACCCACGGACGTTCTGGCCGAAACCATGGGCAGTCTGCAGCAGACAGAATTTGTAAAGGGGTAATTTTATGGCAGACGAAATGCGACCGCAGGAAGCGGCGCGCTATGACAAAGAGCAGTTGCTACAGTCGGCACGATACGCGGGAAAACGCGATTTGCTGACGGCACTGCTAGAGGATGGCAGGCTGTACAGCCATGAAGAAACGGTAGCATTGCTTGAAAATTATTTGAAAGGAGCTGTGAAATAATGGCACTTGGAGGCGGTACGTTTACCACGCAGGACAAAATTCTGCCTGGCGCGTATATCAACTTTGTATCCGCAAAGCGCGACACATCCGCACTTTCTGAACGCGGCATTGTGGCTATGCCCTTGTCACTAAATTGGGGTACAGAGGGCGAAGTTATCACCATTACGAAAGACACATACAATCGGCACTGCCGGGAGGTACTGGGGTATGACAAAGATGCACCAGAAATACTGCCGGTGCGGGAAATGTTTCAGCATGCACGCTTGCTGTATATTTACCGGCTGGGTACTGGTTCGACTGCCGCGGCAAATGAATTTACAACCGCAAAATGCGGCGGTACACGCGGCAATGACGTCAAAATTGTAATCCACCCCAATGTGGATGAAGCTGCAAAATTTGACGTCACCACGCTGTTGGACAACGTAAAAATTGAATCTCAGACGGTTGCGGCTGCATCAGAACTGGCAGACAACGATTTTGTTATCTGGAAAAAGGACGCCACACTGAAAGCTACAGTAGGCACACCTCTCACGGGTGGAACAAACAGTGCCGCCATAACGGGCGAAGATTATCAGGCGTTTCTGGACAAAATCAGCACCTACAGTTTTCATGCCTTGGGCTGCCCCACAGACGACGAACCCACCAAAAAGCTGTTTGCGGCCTTTACCCACCGGATGCGTGAGGAAGTCGGCGCAAAGTTTCAACTGGTCGGCTACCGTATGGGCACACAGAATTACGAGGGCACTATTTCTATCAAAAATGCCTGCAAAGGAACGAATGAACCGGATTACGGCCTAGTTTACTGGCTGACCGGCGCCGAGGCTGGTTGCACCGTCAACGCCTCCTGCGGGAACATGGCCTATGACGGCGAATACACCATTGATACACCATATACGCAGACACAGCTGGAAGATGGTATTTTAGCGGGTGACCTGCTGTTCCATGCAGTTGGCGGGGAAATCCATGTGCTGGAAGACATCAACACCTTTGTGCAGCCGACTGCGCAGAAAAACAAGGATTTTGGCTTGAACCAAGTTGTACGGGTGCTTGACCAGATTGCAAACGATGTGGCAGCAATGTTTGACGCCCGTTACCTTGACAAGGTGCAGAACAATGCTGCCGGCCGGTTGGCACTTTGGAATGAACTGGTTACTTATCATAAGGAGCTGCAGGAGCAGGGTGCAATCGAAAATTTCAACAGCAGTGATATTCCTGTGCCGGAGGCGGTTGGAAAGCGCGGCGTTTCCGTTTCTGAAGCGGTCACACCTGTTTGCGCTATGGAGCAGCTCTATATGAATGTTACGGTGCAGTAAGGAGGTATTTAAATGAACGGCACAACCATGAATATTGAAGATACGTTGTCTGCTGCCGAAGCGGAGTGCTACATTACGTTGGATGGCAAGCGATACAAGGCCATCAATGCCGTGTCGCTGGAAGCGTATTTCACGAAAACAAAAAAAGAGGTTCCTATCCTTGGTCGCAAAATCAAGGGCAACCGTACCATCGGCGGCAAGGGCACCGGAAAAATGACCGTGCATATGATCACTTCCATTTTCCGAAAGAAGATGATTGAGTACATCAATACCGGTAAGGACTTTTACTTTGATGTGCAAGTGACGAATGAGGACCCAACATCCAGTGTCGGTCGGCAGACGGTTATTTTGAAAGGCGTCAATTTTGATAAAGCTCTGCTTGCCAAATTCGATGCCAACGGTGAGGTGCTGGACGAGGACAGCGATTTCACATTCGAGTCGGTCGAAATGCCGGAAGAATTCAATATGCTTGCAGGAATGCAGGTTTAATTTTATGGAGGTAAATTATGGACGCAAATATTACATCTGAGGCAGTAACAGCCGAAGCAGCAGAAGCCACACCAGTGCAGGCAACCAGCCTTTCTGCGTTTATGAAAGGCAACGTGAAGCTGCCGGAAAACGTCAAGTATGCGGCTACTAGCCGTATTACCGACCCCGCTACCGGCAAACCAATGGAGTGGGAAATCAAGGCGCTACCGTCCGGCACCATTGCAAAGTTGCGGGAAAGCTGTTCCCGCATGGTTCGGCTGCCGGTCAAAAAAACTTTTTACACGCAGCAGACCGACCAAGAAAAATACATGGAAGCGTTGGCGGTGGAGTCCACTGTATTCCCTGACCTTAATGACGCAGCACTGCAGGACAGCTATGGAGTGATGGGCGCGGAAGCCCTGCTGCACGCATTGTTGTGCGTTGGCGGTGAGTACGACGACTATGTGGCAAAAGTGACCGAAGTCAATGGCTACGAACCGGATATGGACGAACTCAAAGATAACGCAAAAAACTGATAGAGGGCGAGCTTGCAGATGCCGATGCAAACTACGCCTTTTATTGTTTTATAAAGCTGCATATGCTGCCGAGTATATACATGGCGCTGCCAGACAGAGAAAAAGCGTTTTTGCAGGAATGCATAGACATTAAAGTGAGAGATGACGCAAAAGCAGCGCGGCGGGCCAGGCTAGGGGGGTGACAGAATGGCAACCATATCACAGTCGCTAAAGCTCTACGATGGCATGAGCCCGGTGCTCCACAACATTGTAGGCGCAATGAATACCATGATTGGCAGTATGCAGCGTGTACAGCAGGCATCGGGTAATATGATGGAAGTGAAATCCTTGAACGCCGCAAAAGAGCAGCTGAACAATGCTACGCGTGAATATGACAAAATGAGTCAGAATATCCGCGGATGCACCGAGCAGCAGGAAAAATATACATCCAGCGTGAAAAACAGTACGTCTGCAGCAGACGGATTATGGTCAAAGGTAAAAGGCATTGCAGCAACTTATATTAGTATGCAGGGCTTGAAAAACGCTGTTGACGTTTCTGACCAGTTGGCACAAAAGCAGGGGCGGCTGAACTTAATGGTTACAGATGGCGGTAGCGTGGACGCTTTGGAGCAAAAAATTATGGCTTCGGCTAACCGCTCCCGGTCTGCCTATATGGATACTGCGCAGGCAATTTCTAAAATGGCACTGAATGCCGGTAATGCGTTTAACAACAACGATGAAATTATTGGGTTTATGGAGCAGGTGAACAAGCAGTTCGTGATTGGCGGTGCATCCGCACAGGAGCAGGCTTACGCGATGACACAGCTGACACAGGCCATGGCTGCCGGCACCTTGCGCGGGCAGGACTTGCACAGCGTACTGGAGGAAGCACCTGAAATTGCGCGTGCTATTGAGAAGTACATGAAAATTCCGGAAGGTGCAATCAGGCAGTACGCCGAAAAAGGAAAGGTTACAGCAGAAGTCGTAAAAAATGCGCTGCTTTCTTCTGCTAGTGAAACAAACGCTAAGTTCAATTCTATGCCGAAAACCTTTGGCCAGATGTGGACGGTGTTTAAAAATGAAGCACTCGTGGCGCTGAGACCGGTTCTGGAAAAAATGAATCAGTTTGCCAACAGCAAGCAATTTGAAGAATTTGAGGCTCATGTAATAGCGGTTTTGCCAAAAGTCGCGAATGTGCTGCTGCAGGTGTTTCAGATGATTGCACAGGTTGGAAATTTTGCAGCACAAAACTGGAGAATATTAGCGCCAATCATTTTAGGCGTTGCAAGTGCCATGACGATTCTAAAGACTGTGACGCTGCTACATAATGCAGCCGAAGCCATCCACAATGGATTGGCTGCCATTTCTGCAGCGCGTGCAGCAATTAAGACCGGTGCTACATTGTCGGAGGCGGCAGCAACTACAACCGCCACCGGCGCACAAGTAGGTATGAATGCTGCTCTGCTTGCCTGCCCGCTGACATGGATTGTAATCGGTATTATCGCAGTTGTTGCAGCCATTTATATGGTAACTGCCGCAATCAACAAAGCACAGGGGACCAGTGTATCCGCAACAGGCATTATTTTTGGTGTCTTCGCTACTGCCGGCGCTCATATTTTTAACACCTTTGTCGTTCCTCTGCAAAATGGTTTTGCCATGCTCGGAAACTTCCTAATGAATGTGTTCAAAAACCCTGCGGCGGCTGTAAAGGTCCTTTTTGCTGATTTGGCGTTAACCGTGCTCGGCTACATTCGGAACATTGCGCAAGGTTTCCAGGATTTGCTCCGTCACATCCCTGCATTTCGCAATTTAGACCTTACAAGCGGTCTTAACAGTGCTTACAACGCTGTGCAGGGTTTTAAGGGGCAGACCGAAAAAGAGTCCGGCTATACCGAGTATTTCAAAAAGATGGACTATATGTCTTATTCCGGAGCTGCCGCTTCCGGCTACAAAGCAGGGCAGGGGGTGGATGCGAAAGTATCCAGCCTTTTTGGAACGCAAAGCCAGATTGATGCCATTAAAAACGAAATGTGCGGTAAGTCTGGTCCTGCACTGACCGGAATCAGCGGTGATACAAAGAAAATTTCCGATGCGGCTACCAAAACAAAGGAAGACCTGAAGTATTTGCGTGATATTGCTGAGCGGGATGCGATTAACAAGCTGACTACTGCAAACATAGCCATCAACATGGGCGGCGTCACCAACCACAATGCTTCTGATATTGATGTGGATGGCGCGATTGACCGTATGAACAAATCATTGTGGAACGCAGCTGTTTCCGCAGCAGAGGGGGTGCATAACGCATGAGTATGTACAGCTTTTTCTTCGACAAAACACGGCTTCCGGTGACACCAAGCAAAGTCACCATGAAAATCAACAACCGGAATGAAACGGCCAGCCTGATTAACGACACGACCATTAACCGGCTGAAAGCACCGGGATTGACGGATATTTCTTTTTCTGCAATGTTTCCACTGCTGAACATCTATCCTTTTGCAAAATACACAGTGCGTTATACACCTGCGGAATGGCTGGCGTATTTCGAGCATCTGAAAACGCAGCGTGAACCATTTAAATTCATCCTGCTTCGCTGGTCACCAGACAATAAGCCTTTGTGGGATACAAACCTGCAGGTTTCGCTGGAAGATTACGAAGAAGTTGAGGACGCGGAGGATGGCGATGATCTTGTTGTTAATTTCAACCTCAAAACTTTTGAGGACTATAACACAAAAACATATACCACCGTAAAAACTGCATCCGGCATCACAAAGGCAGTGGTTAAACAGTCACGTCCGGTGTCCAGTAATGCACCGACAAAAGTCAAAGGGAAAACGTACACGGTAAAGCAGGGTGACTGCCTTTGGACGATTGCCCGCAGGTTTTATGGTAACAGTACCCAGTGGCAGAAGATTTACACTGCCAATAAAGCGACGATTGAAGCTACAGCCAAGAAATACGGCCGTGCCAGCAGTTCAAACGGCTGGTGGATCTATCCCGGAGAGGTGCTGAACATTCCATGAGCCAGAAAACAATGCTTGACCTGCGTTATCAGAACCGCGGCGTGTGGTACCAGCCCTCGGTGCTGGAAGGGATGAAGCTGGAAACCTGCCGCAGCGGCAGCCCTGGCGTGCTGACTTGGGAAATGTACACAAACCATGTAACAGACCCTGGTGACATTGTGGAGCTGCGGGACTGGAACAGTTGGAAGCTGTTTCACGGGCGCGTCTTTACGACGCAACACGGAAAAGATGGAAAAATCAAAGTGACCGCTTACGACCAGCTGCGCTTTCTGAAAAGCAAGGACACGATTATTTATGAAAATCTGCGTGCAGATCAGCTGATTCGGCAGATTGCAGGCACCTATCACCTTACTTGTGGAGAACTCCAGAACACCGGCCACACGGTAAAGACGTACAATGGCGACAATAAAACACTGTTTGACATTATCGGTGATGCTTTGGATGCCGCACTTCTGGAGAAAAACGAACTGTATATTCTCTATGATGATTTCGGCGCAATCACGCTCAAAAATGCGTATGGGATGCGCATTCCAATCTTGATTGATGGAAGCAGCGCGGAGGATTACGACATTCAGAGCAGCATTGACGGTGAATCCTACAATCGTATCAAGCTGGTACATGAGGACAAGGAAAAGAATCAACGGGATGTGTATATTGCGGAAGACAGCCTCAGTCAGAACAAATGGGGCGGTGTGCTGCAATTTTATGACACCATTGAGGACACAACAAAAGCAGTGGACAAGGTTAATAAAATGCTGAAGCTGTACGATACGGTACAGCGCAGTGTCACAATTAAAGGTATCAAAGGGGACAACCGTATCCGTGGCGGATGCTGTGTATACGTCCGCATGAGCATGGGGGAGGTTATGCAGAACGGCTGGATGGTTATCAATAAGGCCACGCATACCTGGAACGGGAATTCGCATTTGATGGATCTATCGCTGGAGGGAGGCGTATTCAATGCCGGCTGAGGAACTACTGAAAACAATTAAGCAGATTGTAAAGGATACGGTGGAAGCGGACAAACCCGCAACGGTGATGTACGGCAAAGTTGAAAGCGTGTCCCCGCTCAAAGTGCGGGTTGACCAGAAAATGCTGATACCCGAATCTCAATTAATTCTTGCCTGCAATGTCACACAATTTCAGACACAGTGCAATTCCGGCAGTGAGCAGATTGTGTGGACTGTACATAATGAGCTAAAACAGGATGAGGGCGTCATTATACTCCGCGTCCCCGGTGGGCAGCAGTTTGTAATCATTGACCGTACAAAAAGTCAGGCATTTTCAGGTGGCGGTTCTCCTGACCCGGGAGACGATGTCGGCAGTGCATCCAACAAAGGCCTTAGCAGTGCGGTGCTGGCATATAAGCCACAGATGGAACAGATAGCTGCCCGATACGGCATGACTGCATATGTGCCGCTTTTACTGGCGGTCATGCAGCAGGAATCCGGTGGCACCTTGCCGGACGTGATGCAGGCAGGTGAGGGTGAGTACAACACAAAATACTTGCCCCGTCGGCCAAATGCAATTACAGACCCCGCTTACAGTATGGAATGTGGTGTACAGGAGCTGAAAAAAGCACTTGGGACAGCAAAAGCGACCGGTCCCGGCGACATTGCAAGAATCAGCCTTGCACTGCAAATCTACAATTATGGCTCTGGTTTTTACCTTGGCAGGGCAGACGACAAGTGGAATGGCTGCAAAACATGGAGTCAGTCGGCAGCGATATCTTACCACAACGCAACCGGAGAGGGAGACCCCTATTATGTATCCCATGTACTGCGCTACTACAATGCAGCATCCGGAACCGCTGCGGGAAGCAGCTGGTCAAAGTTGAAAACCGTGGGAGACAGCCTGTTGGGCACGCCGTATGTGATGGGCGGTAATACGCCGCATGCCGGTATGGATTGCAGCAGCTTTGTCTGCTATGTATTCACGCACGCAGGTGTGCACAATATGCCACGAACGACCGCACAGGGCATACACGATACCTATTGTACGAATGTCAGCAACCCGCAGGCGGGAGACATTGTGTTTTTTCAAGGCACTTACAACTGCCCGGATAAAATCACTCATGTTGGCATTTATGCAGGTGATAATTCCATGCTCCACTGCGGAAACCCGGTAAAGTACACCACACTGAACACAGATTATTGGAGGCAGCATTTTTACTGCTATGGGCGGGTGAAAGCATGATACCATACAGTGACGAACCTGAATCGTTTGAACTGACAGACGAACCGCAGGCAACAAGAACGTACAAGTTGTTCCCTGCAGAACACGCTGTAGCTGGATTAACGGGTGGCGTGGACGCACTTAGACAAGCCATTTTTCTGATGTTGAGCATTGAACGCTATGAAAATCTGATTTTTAGCTGGAATTACGGGCTGGAGCTGGCAGACCTTTTCGGTATGCCAAAGGCTTATGTGGAGTCAGAATTAAAGCAGCGCATCCCGGAGGCACTTTTGCAAGATGACCGCATTAACCGTGTGGACGGCTTTTCTTTTGAAGAAGTTGGAAACAAAATTACTGCTTATTTTACCGTCCATAGCGTCTATGGCGATTTACAGGAGTCAAAGGAGGTGGGTGTGGCGTAATGTATGAAAATGTTACTTTTGAGGGCATCATGCAGGGAATGCTTAACCGGATACCGGACAGCTTCGACAAACGCGAGGGCAGCCTGATTTATGACGCATTAGCTCCCGCTGCCGCCGAATTGCAGATTGCTTACATAGAGCTTGACAATGTGCTGAACGAAGCATTTGCCGATACAGCCAGCCGAGAATACCTTGAAAAACGTGCAGCGGAACGAGGACTCACACCATACGCGGCTACGCAGGCAGAGCTGCTGGGAGAACTCAAAGGCGCAGATGTGCCAATCGGGACGCGTTTCCTGCTGGACGAACTGCATTATATCGTGACAGAGAAGAAGGACAATACGCATTACAAACTGCAGTGCGAAATACCGGGTACTGCGGGCAATCGTTACTTTGGCACACTGACTCCGGTCGATTATATGCGCGGCCTTGAAAGCGCGAGTTTGCTGGAACTGCTTGTCCCTGGAGAAGATGGGGAGGACACAGAGACTTTTCGGCAGCGGTACTTAAACAGTTTGAGTGCGTCTGCTTTTGGGGGAAACATTGCGGATTATAAGGAAAAAGTTAGTGCAATCGCTGGGGTCGGCGGTGTAAAAGTATATCCTGTTTGGGCAGGTCCTGGTACTGTCAAAGTGATTTTTACAGACGCGCAAAACGGCGTGCCAACCGCCGAATTGGTGCAGGAGGTACAAATGGATATAGATCCGGAACAGAATCACGGGAAGGGGCTGGGCCTTGCACCGATTGGTCACACGGTCACAGTGCAGGGCGCGGCCTCATTTGCCGTTAATATTTCTGCCGCCATTACCTGCACGCAAGGTCACACGTGGGCAGACATATCGCCGAGCGTGTCTGCTGCCGCTGCTGCATACCTTGCGGCTCTGGCTGTTAAGTGGCCGGATGGCAATTTGATTGTGCGTGTCAGTGGGATGGAATCCTGCCTGCTGAATGTAGGCGGAGTACTGGATGTGGAAAATCTGACACTCAATGGTGCAGCAGCAAATCTGCCTGTACCGGATGACAAAGTGCCAACGCTGGGGGCGGTAACGAATGCGAACAGTACAGCTTGAAAATTACCTGCCGCCGGTGCTGCAGAACGTGCGGGAGTTGCAGCAGATTACAGCAACTGAAGACGCAGAACTGAACCACATGAATCAATGTATAGAGGACGCGCTGGCAGATGCCTATTTAAATGATATGACACTCAATGGTATTAAGCGCTGGGAATCTATGCTGCACATTGCCCCGGCGGGCGGCACTCTGGACGACCGCCGGAAAGCAATCATCATCCGTTTGAACGAAATGCTGCCATACACCATTCGGCGGCTGCGGCAGATGCTTGCATCCATTTGTGGGGATGATGGTTACAGCGTGACTGTTGATGGCTATACACTGACTGTGCGGATGCCGGCACTGTCCTATCACGTTGCATGGGCGGTCTATGATACGCTCGCGCGGGTAGTCCCGGCGAATATGCAGAATATCATTCGGCTGGTGTTCCAGTCACCTGCATCGGTTGGCGTATCCACAATCAGCAAATTGGGCGTTACGCTGCACCTGTACCCGTGGCAGGTACATCAATACGAGAGTGTCAGCACTGTGCGGACAGCGACAGCAGTTAAAAGCTACTTGTCTGTAACCGTGCTGGGAAGGAGTTAATATGGCAGATACACAAGTATATGGCACGATGTGTACAGACATCGGCAATGCCGCGATTGCAAACAGCGTGCTGACCGGTACTAAAGTGAATTTTGCGCAGATTGTTGTAGGAGATGGCAATGGTACGCCCTATGTGCCGGTGTCCGGGCAAACCGCACTAAAGCACCAGGTGTGGAGCGGCGCGATTGCAGAAGTCACGCAGGACCCGCAGCAGGCTAACCGCATGATTTTGCACGCGGTGCTGCCGTCCAGTGTGGGCGGTTGGGTAATGCGTGAAATCGGTGTTTTGGACGACAAAGGGCAACTGCTGGCGGTTGGCAATACGCCGGAAATTCCCAAGGAGGTTGTGACAAGTGGCGCCATCATGGAGATGGATTTATACATCTATATCAGTGTGGTGGATGCACGCGGTGTCAACGTTATCATCGACCCCACCGTAATTATTGCCACCAAGGCCGACATTAACAAGCTGTGGGATACCGTCAATAAGCTGGCGCAGAGCGTCAAGCTGGGGGACAACGTATTTACCGCAAAGCAGGGTGTTATTACAATCCCTGCCGCCGACAGCATGCATGATGGCTATATGGCAAAGGAGCAAGCGGGGCAGCTTGCTCAGGCCGTGCCAAATACGCGAAAACTCAATGGTCACGCACTAACTGGAGACGTGACGCTTACCGCAAGTGATGTGGGGGCGAGACCTTCAGACTGGTCACCTGATTTATCAGAGTATCAGTTGAAATCAAAAAATCCTACGGCAGGATTAAGTAATAGTCCGTCCCCCACCGCAGAATATGCTGCTTGTTTTGGAAATGGTAACATTATGAATGGCGGGTATTGGAATTTTATAGGCGGTGGTAATTCAAATGAAATTTCTGCTTCTCGTGGACCATATAGTAATGATATGGGTGCTTGTGCGATTATAGGTGGGCGTGGCAATAGAATTGTAGACGAGTATGGTGGAAATTGTAATATAATTTTAGGCGGAGCTTCAAATTCTATTTCTAGAAGGGGTACTGGTAACATCATTCTTGGCGGCATTTACAATATTTCAGCAGGGTATAACCAAGTCGTAAGCGGAAGCTATAACAAAGACCCTTCTGCTACTAATGTTGATGATTATGCTATGACAAACGATGCATTTATTGTTGGTAATGGCACATCTGATACAGCACGTTCTAACTGCTTCCGTGTCAAATTCAATGGCTCTGTCTATGGCCTATCTGCTTTCAATTCCTCCGGTGCTGATTACTCCGAATTTTTCGAGTGGCAAGATGAAAATCCGAAAAAAGAAGATAGAATTGGCAAACTAGTTACACTTGACGGTGAAAAAATCCGTTATGCAAAACCAGATGATGATATTTTAGGTATTGTGTCCGCATTACCCGCGATTATCGGTGACAGTCCAGCAGACAGTTGGAAAGAACGTTATGTTACGGATGTATTTGGACGCAGACAAACAGAGGAAGTTACTATTCCTGCACAGATAGAAGAAAAAGATAAAAACGGTGTTGTTACAAAGATTGCTGTACCAGAGCACACCGAAATACGTTTTAAGGTTAATCCAGCTTATGACCCTACCAAGGAGGACAAGTATGAAAACCGTGAGAAGCGCCCTGAATGGTCTACAGTTGGGATGCTTGGCAAGTTGGTGCTGATTGATGATGGCACTTGTACAGTCAATGGCTATGCACAGCCTGCGGCTACCGGGGACGGTACGGCAACCGTATCTACTGGTAAGACAAACTGCCGAGTGATGGCGCGACTCGACAGTACACATATTAAAGTTTTATTGAAATGAGAAAGGAATGGTGTACATGAGCTATAAAGGTATTGATGTCAGCTATTGCAATGGCCGTGTGGACTGGGCGAAAGCCAAAGCTGCCGGTCTGCAGTTTGCCGTCCTCCAACTGGGGTATGGCAGCGACAGTACATCACAGGACGACGTACAGTTTGCGCGTAATGTAAGTGAGTGTGAGCGCCTCGGGATTCCCTGGGGCGCTTATTTATATAGCTACGCGCAGACAGTGAGCGGCGCGCAGAGTGAACTGCAGCATATGCTCCGGCTGCTGCGCGGCCATCATCCACAGTACCCTGTGTTTATCGACATGGAGGACGCAGACGGATACAAGGCAAAGCACGGCGGCATCCCAACCAGAGCAACTAATACGGCAATCATCAAATCAGTGTGCAGCGGGCTGCAGCAGGCCGGGTACAAGGCAGGATATTACGTCAATAAGGACTGGTACGAGAACAGGATTTCCCCGGAGCAGCTGTCGGCGTATGAATTTTGGTATGCACGGCCGGGCGTGTCGCAGCCAGACAAGTATTGTGATATTTGGCAGTCAGAGTTTGGAGAGGACTCCGGTAAATGGGCGGGAGCAAATATCCCGGGCAAGGGTTGCGACACGAATGTGTGCTATACCAATTATTCGGCCAGTAGCAATGGTGTGCCTGCGGTCAAGACTCTGCCGTCACTCGCACCGACCGGGGCAGCATTTGTCAGTGACACCACTAGCACCATCCAGCTCAAACATGGGCAGACATACACAGTCAAGGCTACCTGCCCGGCAGGTCGGCCGTCGCTGGCAGCAGGTACCGGCGGGGCGGTAGACATTACATACCAGAGTGGCAGCGGCAGCAGCTATTACTACAAGCTGACTGCAACCGGCAAGGTGGGCGCAGAAACCGGCATCTACATTAACGGTCACAAGCCGTCAACTATGGTGGTGCGAATTGTCACCGCTTGCAGCAGCGATACGACTGTCAACCTGTCCCGCAAGGTGGGGGAGTGTTACACGGTCGGGCTTACCAGCCCCACGAAGCCAACCGTCACAGCCGGAACCGGCGGAATTGTAACGATTGCCGGTGTGTACGCGGATGAATCTGGCAAGTGGCTGTGTCCGATTGTGGCCGTGCATCCGGGCGAGACGGGCATTTATACCGAAGTCAATGGTGAGGGAAGTCCGGTGAAGCGATTCAAGTTTAAGGTGGTGTAAGAATGGACCATGGCGAAGAATTGGCGGTTCAAGCAATGGAAAGCGCGAAGTCCGCCCACCACCGGCTCGACAAGTTGGAAAACGATGTGAAAGACATTCACACGCTTGCGGAGGCCATGGCGGCCACGCAAAAGGAAGTTTCCGGAATGAAAGAAGATATCGGCGAAATCAAAACCAGTGTGTCGGCGCTGACGGCTCGGCCAGGGCAGTGGTGGGACAAACTGCTGATGGCCCTGCTGGGTGCCTGCGCGTCCGGCTTGGTGGCTATGATTTTTGACAAATTACATTAACGGAGGAACATATTATGAATTTAGTAATTGTAAGTATCGTGTTGGGCGTGGGTTTTGCTGTTACTGCCTGCGGCTGGATTGTGACGTTGCTGCGGTCTAGGGGCGTTAACGTCCAGAGCGGCGTCGACACGGCGCAGCGAGTGCTGGACGTTGCTGACACCGTGACGGATGCGGCGGCCGCAATCGTGCCCAGCCCGGTCACATCCGCGTTGCAGAAGATTGTGGACGCGGCTAAAATCGGTGTGAACAGTGCGGAGCAGCTGTACTGCAATGGTAGTATCGCCGCCGACCAGCGCAAAACGGAAGCGGAAAAGGTGCTGAAAACAGCGCTTGGCCTTGACGGTATCGCTTATGAAGGTGATGTGGCAAGCCTTGGCGACAGTGCTATGGAGGCTGCGGTTAAGGCTCTGCCGAAGACTGGCACTAAAGAGGCCGTTGTGGGTACCGCACAAGCGACAGTATAAAAAGTATCAGATAAAGCAACGTCCCGGCTTACCTTTTATGGTAGGTCGGGACGTTTTTGCGTTATGAGGTAAATTGTGGTAAACTATTATTAGCAAGCGCTTGCAATACTTAATAGGAGGCTCATAAAAA